ATTACATGTTGAAAATTTTTATTTGTAGCAAATCCCGTGAGTACAGTTGATGTGGGTTCATATACAATCCTTATTCTTCCCTTATGAAAAGGTGTACATACTACCTCAAAATGGTAGTCAATTGAACCACGCCAATACTCAAATGGAATGCTAGCAAATGTTATTCCTGGTAGTTCCATAGCAGAATCAGCTATTGTTGTTGTTACTGTAGTAGGCATAATCGGTCTTATAGGCCAATGAGCTATCCTAACTCCAGTATTATCAAACGTAGTGAAGTGGAATGTTCCTATATACGACTCACGACATGCGATTGACATAATTGTCATGTCATCTGTGCTATCTAAGCCGCAGTAGGTACCATCCACTGTTAATTCCTGCTTTGGGTCTACTGTTAATTTTACTGCTGGATCTCCTCCGAGACACACAGCAGTATTACCAAATGGATTTTGTTTCATCATACTGTTGGAATCAATTATAGGGGGTCGAGAGAATCCCCATAGTCGTGCTATATTAGCCATAGCAGAAGATCCAATTTGTGTAGACTTAGCAAGTCTACCTATCAAATTAGAACCCATACTACTTGCAATAGCACCAGATACCTTTGCTACAGTAGTAGCTGGTCCACTCAGAATTCCACTCGCTTCATCTAATTCTGATTCTTCAGCTTGTGACAAAATGTCAGCAGAAGATGGTCCTGATAACTGGATATTTTCTATCCAACTGTACACTGATATTTCTACCTTATCAGTAGCAACAGCAAAATCATTGATATTTCGTAACTCATTAATAACCTGGAATGTTAAACGCCCAGGAGTACGAGTTCCGGTTGATGCGGAAGTCAAATCCAGCCAGTCTGAAATCCAAACAAATGGTAACTCCATTTCTTGTGAGAAATTGTGTGATGTACCAAAACGAACACCAGGACACTGAGATCCTGACGTATATACACTCCTGACTTGTTGCGTGTTTAATGAAAACAGCGGTTCATAGTACATAGCGACTGTACCATAATAAAACTTGTTTGAATTAATAACAACTCGAATGTGCATATTACCTCGAAAATTTCTATAAGACTGGAGTTTGTTTTGAATAGGTGAATCTGATAGCCATGATGCCCATGGATCTATTACTAATAATTTATCTAATGAAGCATCAGTGCCCTTCCATTCAATAGACGCTATCTTAAGAGGGCGTCTAAAAAATTCACTCAATTCAGACATTGGTTGGATTGAACACAATAGTCCATCCTGACTTCCTTTCGGGTATGTTTTAGTAACAATACCCGCATTGTCGACAAAAACAGTATTTTGTTTCATGTCGCCAGTTTTTATTGGTGTTGATGTGTTTAATG